GTGTATAAGTTAGCCATAATTAGCCACTTCCTTTCTTTATTTTCTTACTATGTAAGTTTAACAGATTTAGCAGAGATTTTCAAGTTACTAACCAGTAATTCCAAATAATGAGACGCTCAAATTATGTGAGAAAAATCACATCGTACGTAAGTTATCCACAGGCTGTGAACGACACGCCGTCTGCGCCAGCCAAATTTTACAGAGTTTTTATTTCTGTAAAACTTTTTTATTTATTTGGAATCTTTTAAAATATTTTCTAATAAACTAATTTCATCATTTGTTAAATGATCTAATTGAATTGCTTTTTCAAATCCAAAAATATCTTTATTGTTTTCCATTTTTATGTTTTACTTTTCTAGTATATTTCTTTTTATTTGGAATTGGTGTCGCAGCATTACTACGACGCAATTCTTGAATGCGAATAATTTTGTTTTTTATTTCTTTTAACATTTATTCCCCTCTACTTTCTGAATCTGCTTCCCAATCAGATAACCAAACACGATAAGCAATTGGGTCGCAATCTTTTACAATTTGAGAAGGATAAAAAGTTATTCCACCAATTTCTGTAGTAGGATAACATTCATCAAGCATTTCATTAAATTCATTTTCTAAATCTTGTTGAATTTCAAAGTCTGTTTTCATTTATTTATTCTCCATAACTGATTTGATAATTTCTAATTGTTGAATTGTGAGAAGCGCAGAAGCACTACCCCACATTTTAGGATAGTTATTTTCTGATAACTCGCTAATTTCTTTTAGCATTTGATTTTTTATTTCAAAGTCATTCATTATTTGTATTCTCCTTTCAGGATAAGTTCATCTAACCTTTTGGCTAGAGGGTCTATCTCTTCATCTGAGAGATAGTTTTCTAATTCTAATTGTTTAACAAAGTCTATCATTTAGACACCTGCCAAGATGTCCACATTGGTAGACGCTCAGGGTCGGTATCGTTATACCAACGCTCAATGTTATTTTCGCAAACTTCACAAAAAGTGAATTGCTCATCATTAACGTCTGAGATAGCAGACTTATTTGGAACGTGTGATTTACACACTTGGATTATTACATTTGAATTCATTTGAATTCCTTTCTAGTTCAGAAACCTTTTCTGACTTTCTTTATACTAGAAGTATAACAGGTACCACTGACATTTACTGAGTAGTAACCAGGACAAAACGGACATTTGGGATTGTGATGTACGTCATGTGGATAACTTGAGCGTAAATTCGTAGTGTGATCTACATCATGTGGATAAGTGGCTGGCCACCTAGTGTGGGCTAAATCACATGCGACACGCCGTGTTAGGACTTGACTTTTGGACTTATCTCTGCTATAATTCCATTATACAAAAAAATAAAGAAGCAGGTCACGAGCCTAGCGAATAAGCCTCAAGTAGAGGATGAGCCTAGCGAATAAGTGACCTAAATCACATAGAAAAGACAGCGTGTCGCCTTGACTTTTCAGGGTATCTATGATAGGATACTCCTATAACAATTAAATAGTAAGACAAATCCTAGTGAGCCTCTGAGCCTACCAAATAAACCGCCTAGCGGGTGAGCGTAGCAAATAAGAGCAAATAACCTAGGTCAGCAAAAAGGTTAGCAAATCGCTAACTAGATTAAAAGAAAGGTAGTTAAAATGACTACACTAAATACAATAACCTTAGAGCCTAACCATGTTATGGCTTCATCTAATACAGGAAGCCCTATGGTCTTTCGCAATACAGTAGGAAACTACATTAGCCGCAAGGCATACTTAGAAATGCTTGCTACTAAGCAAGGTGTGGTATCACACCGCTATCTATCACCTAACGAAAGCCGTTGGGTTATGAATAACACGAAGGTAGGAAACTAACCATGACTAACCTAGATAAGATTAACGAAGCCATAGAGGCTTTACAAAATGCTAACAAAGCGTTAGTAGAAATGTTCGGAGAGGACACAGAATAAATGGAGTTCTACGCAGACTTAGACTTTATCTCTCTATACATTGAGAGCATTAGTTTAGCAATAGAAATACCTACATGGTTGCTAGTTGGCACTATTGCGTTTATTTATTCTATTAGATTAATTAGGAGAGACAATGATAAAAGTAAAACTAACAACAGTTAACGGCTCAGTGGCAGTGATGCCATTTACAAGCAAGGAAAAAATACTAGAGTTTATTGACCAATACTCTAACGCATTGCCTATCGGCACAGCGGTAAACATTGATGCGCCACTAGTTGGTATACATAGTGGGTGGATACAGGGTAAAGCAAAGCCCGTAGTAGTGTAACAAGGTAGTAGTGGGTATGTAGAAATATGTGCTCACTATATTTTTTGTTTTTTATCTCACAGATCACGTATCATACATCTGGTAAAAATATTCAGATTTTACAAAAATGAAATTTTTCAGATTTTAGGAAATGATCCACTATCTTCTAAAACAAAACCATTCTCTCTATCAAATAACTGATAGTCAAGGTTTATTACATTAAAGGTTTCTCCAAGAGCAAGAAGTACTTCAGCAAGATCTAATTTTCCGCAGGTATACAAATCAAACTGCAATAACGATGGATCCTCTTCATCCCATATATGAAACGCTATATGGCTAGTCTCAATCATTACAATAGCAGTGAGTCCCCTATTTCCTGGTTTGTCAACATAAGATGCAAAAGGTCCTTTAATAATTTTCATATCTATGCGATTAACTAATTTCTCTAAGAAGGATATTGCCTCTTCTTCACTGCTTATAGGCTTCTCAACTTTGGCATTGATCAGCAGGTGCTTGTGAAATAACATATTTTCTCCAATCTAGTTTTCTAGTATACACTATTTGACAGGGTAGATCAAGTATGCTAGAATATATATATGCATTTACTAGGAATAGAAATTCGGAAAGACCGTAGAGAGAAGAAATACTCTATGAGGTCTTGTTACCATTGCGGTAGAATAATATGGGTAACACAAGAAAATATGAGAGCAGATAACTACTGTAGTTCTTGCGAATGAAACAAAGAATACTTCTCTCTATCATCATAATTGGTTTGGCAGCGCTATGTTTACTGTAGACAATAAAGTAAAAATATCGAGGGTATCAAAAGCCATCGAACTACATCTTTTAATATCAACACTATATACAGTAACAGCAATACATGAATTTTTTTGGAGATCCTATGGAGGACATTAACCAATGGGAATATTAGACAATTTTGAAAATGCTTGGGATTATGATTTCCAATTTGAATCAAAACCTATATCTGAAAAAGATGCAATTGGTAGAGAAAAATTTTGGGAAGATTTGGGTAGACCAATTTCATCTGATGTAGAAAACGACGGTCTAGCATTAAAAATCTTTAAAGATCAATGCTGTGACCAGTGTAATTGCAATTAAGCAAGAGCCCCATTTTCTTTGAGCACATCATATAAAATACCATTAACTACTCTAAACTGAGGTCTAGATATCTCAACCATTTGATCAATTTCATCTTGAGACATTTCTTTTTGTTTGGCCAAACCAATATTTAAATTTATAATTGTTTCTGTCATTAGTTCTACTACTTGTTCTTTATCCATATCACTCACCATTTTCTTATAAGAATTGTCTTTGCAGACATATGTCTATAATACCATAACTTGCTCATATCTGTCAATGTTTGTCATACTAGAGCATATAGTGGTTTGGATAACTTCTATTCCGCCGACGAATTAAATACCGTTTCAAAAAATAAAAAACGCTATGTATAATAATCTAGTTATGACAATACAGGACTGGGCTTCTTTAATAGTTGCAATACTTACAATTACATCCACTATTGCTTTTGGAATTAAATGGCTTGTAAAGCATTATCTCGTCGAACTTAAACCCAATTCTGGATCATCGATGAAGGACCAAATTTCGAGATTAGAAACCGCTTTGAATGAACAAAAACATGCATCCGAAAAATCAAGAGATCGCCAAGAAAAAAAACTTGATGACATGTACGAAATTTTAATTAACCATATAGCCGATTTGAATAAATAACCTAATTTGCCTATTTGCTATATATATAATATATAAGATATATAAATATTAAACTTTAAAGATAGTTCTTTTTTCTTATATATATTTAAGTATACACTATCCCTAACTCTGACAATCTATGACTTAATAGTACAAAATGGACATTTCCTATTGTTACAATTTGGTAAACTTTTTATAACCTGATTAAATATGTCTGAATTATACCTATATGATATAATTTTATAAAGGCACTTAGGATAGTCTCTTCATACCCACCTATCCTGAGTGTTTTTTTTATTTTATGGTATAATCAAAGATATTATGAACATATGTGGACCTGAAGTATTTGGAGCAGACCCTGCTCGTATTAAATGGAGCGTTGTTAGAGGAGATACTTCCCCATTACGTGTTGAATTTTTACAAGATGATGAAGTAACATATTTTGATACTTCTGATTGGACTTATGAGGCCACTTCTTATGATCCTCAATCTGACGCTCTTGATTCCCTGGAAGTTACTGCAGGAGAAGGATATGTAGATATTATGGCACCATCATCTATTACTGAACTATGGGGTACTGGCTATAAATCAATTGTTACAGAATTAACTTTTGATCTTCAAGTAACTATTGATGAAGATACAATTTGGACACCACTGATTGGAACTATCTCTGTAATTGGAGATATTACAGGTAGCCTATAATGGCAGTAGTAAAAGTTACAACTCCTAGACCTGAGTTGCCACCAGTCATTAAAATCAAAAATAAAATATTTAAAGTAAATAAGTGATATAATCTAAATATGACAACTCATTCTCTTACAACTCTTAGTAACACTTCTGCTACACGTTTAACTCCAAACGGACTTCACTCTGGAATGGATATCACAATTCAAAATGTAGATTCTTCTGCATACGTATTTCTTGGAGGAGAAGGAGTAACAGCATCTGATTACGGATATAGACTTGCTCCTGGTTCAGCATGGTCTGTTGAATTACCTGGACTAGATGCAATATACGCAATTACAGACATAAACAATTCTAAAGTTGCATTATTAAAAACGGGACTTGAGTAATTATGGCACGTTTTACTACAACAGTTGGTAGTGGAGAAGGAACACCAGGACCACAGGGTCCAGCAGGAGAAAACGGAACTAATGGAGCAGATGCTCTTTGGAACTTTGAAGGTGAATGGGTAAATGGAGTTGACTATGCTCCTGGATCTGTAGTTCAATTTGAAGGATCATCTTACTATCACCCAAATGGTCAGTTTTCATCATATGCTCCTCCAGGATACGGATGGCTATTAATATCTGCTAAGGGTGATGCTGGAGAAAATGGTAACGATGGTGCTCCAGGAGCAACTGGTAGCCAAGGATTATACTACTTAGGAAATTATGTTTCAGGTAATGGATATGTTGCAAACCTTGCTGTTGTAAAAGGAAGCGATAACAATCTATACATTGCAAAATCAAGTGGTGGATTAGGTGATCCAGTTGGAAATAGTGCAGAGTGGGATGTTTTTCTTCCAGGGTTTTTAGGTGGAGCAACAGGAACATTTACTTCTCAAGATAACAAAACAGTAACAGTAACTAACGGAATTATTACAAGCATAATTTAAAAAACCGTGAGATAATCTTATCATGGCTACCTCTAAATCTATGGACTTTCCAGGTGCAAACAAATCTTCTTACGCTGCACAAGTTCAACAAAGCGGTTATTCTGATAAAGGCAATACTTCATCATCATTCTTGCCAGTTCCTGGCCCAGAAGGGCCCCCAGGCCCTCAAGGACCTGCTGGAAGAAATGGTAAAGACGGTGAACAAGGACCACCTGGACCAAAAGGAGATCGTGGACTAAATGGTAAAAGTTCTTTATCTCCATCTGGGCAAACACCAGGATGGGCTTCTTATCATAATGGAATAGAAAAATCTTTTGGCCTTGGAATTTCAAAAGGAGATGATGGATGGGTAACAACCTATGTATTATCTGAAAACATGTCAAACGAAAAATACTTACCAGAAAACTGTGCATCACTATGGAATGATCACGCAAGAGCATTTAATTTTAAAGGATTAAAAGAAGGCGCTCAGGTATTTATAACCTATAGTTTTGAATTAACAACATATAGTAGCAATACAGAGGCATGGATAAGAACATATTCACCAAACAGTGATTTGGATATTTCTCAATTTATAGGATCTATGAAATATCAACATACTTACCCAATAACTGTTACTCAACAAATTTTTATAGAAAATCAAAAAATTTGGGGTAATGGAGCAGTTCCTCAAATTAGAACAGACTATGATGCATCAGTAGTTATGAAATCTATATACGTCAGCGTGGTATAATAAAACTATGGCATTTCCAGGTACATTAAATATTAACTATTATAAAGGCGACACCTATGAGTTTCGTATTTACCCAAAGACCTCACTTGGAGCATCTTTTGATTTAACTGGTTATGGTCAAATTGTAAATGGTCTTCAAACTGCAAAGTTTACTATTTCTACATCCCGTGGATCTTCTGGAGTTTCTGGAAAGATTGAATGTCTTGCAGTAATAACAAGCGGAGTTTATGGAAATTATGTAACATGCACAATTAGACCTGAAGATTCTTTAACAATGAACGCTGCAACACAATATGTTTATGACGTAGAAATAACAAAAACAGCATCGCCGTATAATTACGTGTATACATTGTTAACTGGATCAGTAACAGTCACGGATCACATTGCTGGGGCAATAGTTTAATGGCAGCAGATGTTCTTTTAACAACAGATGATCTAACTGTTCTTGGTGGTCCATCTAGTTTAAATTTAGAAATTGATTTCGGCCCAAAAGGTGATAGAGGAAGTCAAATATTTGTAAATCTTGGAAAACCAACAAATTCATTTGCTCCAGGAGCACAACTTTTTGATTTATATATTAATATACTAAGTTCAGATGATGAGTATCAATATGTTTATCAGTTTCAAAATATATTAGGCACAAACACATGGGTAAAACTCTTTAAATTAGTTTCAAATATTTATAGCAAAAACTACACTACTACAAGTTTTATAAATGGTGTTTGGTCAAAAAATATTCCAGTATCTGAAATCCTTCCTGCCGAGTTTGTAGGGACTGCTTCGGCATCTGACTTTAACGTTCAATATAGCGTACTCAACGATAGCCCTTTGGCCTCATCTATATCTGTTGGAGAAATTGTATCAGTAAATGGAACCCTTTCTTTGCCAGTTACAATAAAAGCCACAGAATTTGACGGTACCAATTGGACTAATTTAAGTACTATTAAAGCAGTACATTTATTTATTACTGTGGTATAATCTAAAGTATGGCTTCTGAAAATATCGGATCAATTTATCCAACAAAAATACCAGGCTATGAGGATGCTGCAGATATCCAAGCAGCCCTAAAGTTATATCATTACGGAACATCTAATGATATTACAAACGAATCTGAAATTATTCCAAACTCAGTTGTTGGCCATATTAAAGCACTAGATACACGAATAGATTCAATTGAAACAAACGGTATTGGTTCTGCAGTTTTATCATCTATGCCAACAGGAATAGATAATGGTTATATTTGGGTAGACTCAACTGCATCAATAACAACAGATATTCGATACGCTATAGCATCATATCAAACATCACAGCCTACAAGTCCAACAACAGGTGCAATTTGGGTTGATTCGGATTCATCTCCATTAAAAATGTATGTGTGGTCAGGTTCTGCCTGGAGAGAGATTGGTGCATAATGCCTAAAGCAAAAACAACAGAAGAACAACTTCGTGAAAGCGGCATTGCAAAATTAGTTTTATCAACTGGAATTACAGAAGCAGAATTAAGAGCATTGGGGATAACATCAGATGGCAACAATTAATTCAGATGGAAAAGTAGCATATATATATAACGAAACAAATGATACTTGGTATGCTATAGGTGGAGCAGTAAATACTAATGCTGAGTACACTTGGAATGCAGATCAGGAATTTAACTCTGTTGTAACTTTTGATACCGTTGTAAATGCAAAAGCAGGAATAAATAATTATCAAAATCCAACGGCAAGAAATACTGCTATTCCATCACCAACAAATGGTATTGTATGTTTTGTTAGACAAGAAGATTCTGGAACAGTTATTAATCAACTTCAATATTATTATAATGGTGAGTGGAGATTTATTAATGACTCAGTTGATTTTCTTGCAAAAACAGCAGATTATACAATTGCAAAAGCAGATGCTGGAAAAACTATATCTGTTACATCTTTAACTGATGTAGTAATTACAATACCAACAAATAGTACAACTCCATTTGTTATTGGTCAAAAAATTGAAATACTTAGAAATGGTTCTGGAAATGTTAGTGTTGCAGGAGCAGTTGGAGTTATTCTTAATAGCAAAAATTCAAATAAAAAAATTGCAGCACAATACTCAGGTGCAGTAATTTCAAAAATAGATACCAACACCTGGATTCTTATTGGCGATTTGACGGAGTAGGTTCCAAATGTTAAATTTTGGCCTATGGTCTTCTTCAAAAGGTATGGTCAAAGTACCAAATCTATCAACTTTAACTATGGAAGAAGCGGTGCCTTTATTAGAAAGCATTGGATTATTTTCTGCAATTATATCAACACCAGTTACAACAAATGATCAAAGTTTAAATAATAAAATAGCCTATCAATCAATTTCTGCTGAAACTTTAGTTAGTTATGAAACTGTTATAAGTATTCAGTCTTATTCTTATGTTGTTACACCTACCCCAGTAGCGCCTACACCAGTACCAACACCAGCACCTACTCCAGCACCTACACCTACTCCAACACCCACACCTACTCCAGTAGCATGTGACTACCTTGATGCTCCTACATATTGTTTAAATGTTGATGCTCAAGGATACGGAGATTCTTATCAAACATCTTGGACACCTGGATGCCCAGATGTTTATCTAGGAAGAAGTTTTTGTGGAATTCCTGCACCAACACCAGTAGCACCTACTCCAGTACCTACTCCAGCACCTACTCCAGCACCTACTCCAGTGGCATCATATTGTGTGGACGACGACGCAACCAGTTGTATAGGATATGATTTATATCAAAATAGATACGACGCAACATATCAAGGCGCTAATTGCCCACCAAGACTTATAGAAACTAATTCTGTAAACTGTGGATATGTAGCACCAACACCAGCACCTACACCAGTAGCGCCTACACCAGTACCAACACCAGCACCTACTCCAGCACCTACACCTACTCCAGTAGCACAAAATTGTAGTGGCACCTACTATGTTTATGATGAGCCACGGTGCGGTGGTTATGCAAGTATTTACAATACTTGTGGAGTATTCCTTGGATGTAATGACTAGAGATAAGGTATACTAATTACTATGAGAAAAGATTTTTTTGCTAATATAGATGGAGATAAAATAAAGTTTTTTTCTATTGAGTTAGATGCTGATGGAACTGTTATAGATGATTTACAAGACGATAAAGACTATGCACTTTCAAACAATCCAACCGCTTTAAATATAACTCATTTAAATTATTTTCCAGCAAGAAAAAGTGTTTGGGATGGATCATCTTTTATTGCCCCAGAAGGTGAAGACCACAAACCTGCATGTAATCCATTAGATCTTTGTGTAGATGGTTGTGAATCTATTGCTTTTATTGTTAATAATGTTTATTATGGCGGTATAGGATATTGCGTAGGAGTGGCCACTAATGATATGCTTATTGCTGCATTAAGTAGTAATCCCGAAATAACTTTTGAAATAGTTTAGGAGTTTGGTATGGTAGAAGAAAATTTATCCCCTTATCAAAAATGGAAAAAAAATCTTGGAGAAACAAGACCTTGGGATCTTGCAAATCCTAATGCAGAATGGGCAGACGAAAAAAAAGCAACAGATAGATACTCCATATGTAAGTCTTGTCCAGAACTTATTAAACTAACAAAGCAGTGTAAAAAGTGTGGATGTCTAATGCATTTAAAAACAAAACTAGAAAAAGCAGTATGTCCATTAGGTAAGTGGTAAAATGAAAACTCCTTATTTATTAAAAACAGTATTTCCACCAGCAGAACATTTAGAGTTGCAAAATCTAGCAATGAACTTATGGTCAACAGACAAGAGTACTTATGATGAATCGTTTGGTAGACACCAATGGACAATTTGGGACAATACTCACGGTACAAATATAGAGCCACTTAGAAAGTTTCATGAAATGTTATTACCTTTGGCAAGAGAAGAATTTGAATCAGAAACTTTATTGCCATCATGGTGTGTGCTAAGTATTTATGAAGGTGATAAAGCAAAACTTTGGAAACACAAAGACGACAACGCTTGTACATATCATATAAACTACACGATTTTTCATAAAACACCTTGGGATTTTTATGTTGAGGGTATAAAGTTTGAAGCAGAAGAAAATGATGCAGTTATATCATATGGCAATGATCAACAACATTGGAGAGAAGATTTTCCAAATCCAAAAACTAATTTGGTTGCCAATGCATTCTTTTTTTATACAGAGCCAGATCACTGGTTTTTTAAACATGGTCCTCAATATTTATACACAGACATTAGAAAAACAAATACTAAAGAAAAGCCCAAAATAGAAACTATGTAAATGGATAAGTTATTTTTTCAACTATATAATCCTACAGGCTTAATAAATCAGGTAATGAGTCTTGAATTAGCAACTGGACTATCTCATGAATTAAATGTGCCAGCAATAATTCACTATACACAATATACTGCAGACAAAAAACTTTATAATACTGACAATATTCCAATTTATACTCCTAGTAGATTTCACAATAAGCAAAGAGAGGGTTTTACAAATCCAGATCAGTATCCTCACTTGCTAGATCTTATGGATTTTGATTCAAACTTAGTTTTTATTAATGAAAAAATAGATAGTTTTAAACAAGAAGAGTTAGTTATTGATGATATTTTAAATAATTTTTATTATAGTAGTCATCAAGATTTTTCTGATGATGAAAAGTATTTTGCAGAGGGAAGAAAAAGACTTCCACTAGACAAAATACTTCACCTAAAACTAACTCTAGGATGGTATTCAAGATTTTTTTACAAAAGAAGCAACAGTCTTAACAAAGCAATATCTTCAGTTAAATTTAAACAAGAATACTTTGATTTAGCAAATAAAATATATCACTCAATAGGACATTTTCAAGGAATGCATTTAAGGCTTTCAGATCATGTTAAAATGTTTGAAACAAAGCAAGAAATGTTTGAGTCATGGCTAGATAAGTTTGCACAAAACAATCTTCCAATAGTTGTAACAACATGTCAGCCAGGACACAAAATGATTCAAGACAACAAGCACAGGTTTATATTGCTAGATGAATACATTGTAAATAATTTTAGAGATGAATTTATGTCTTTGCCATTTCAAGACGAAGTTGTGTTTGGTATTATTTGTAATCTAGTAATGCATAATGCTACAAATTTTGTTGGTACATCAGGAAGCACATACACTGCCTATATACATAGAAATAGAAATCAGAAAGGAAATGAAACCTGGGACTTTTTTGACAATCCTCAAAAAGCAACAGGACAACCATATTCTTGGAATAACCATGAACTTGAGAATGGAAGAAAAATGTGGTGGAGAGAGTGGGCAGAATCAAAATGCTAAAAAGAATTGTTTATAAATTTAGAATGTGGAAAAAATACAGAAAAATTAAAAAAGGTGGGTACACATACTAATGCTGTTTGATATATTTAACCCAAGAGTTATTCCTTATTGTGGAATCAATAGAAAATATCCTAACACAAATTATTCTGCTACTAATGCAGTATTAGCATCACATTCAGAAATAGAAAGACCAGAATATAATTATGTATGGAATAGTGACGGACTAAGATCTGTAGAATTTTCTACAAATCCAGAAGTTGTAGTTTTAGGATGCTCATTGACATTAGGACAGGGAATGCCAGAAAACCTTAGATGGTCTAATATTCTTTCAAACAAAATTAATAAACCTATTGGAAACATATCTTATTCTGGAGCATCTGCAAATCTATTGGTGTCAAGTTTTTTTGGAATGATTCATCAGTACAAATATAAACCAAAAGTAGTCCTTGCACATTTTGCTAACTTTGAAAGATTTTATTTTATTAGTCAAGATGCTAATTCAATGCATATGTGGCACATTGATCATAAAGAGAAAAAAACAAAAGCATCGGCTCCTTGGGACTATGAAGAAATTTTGCCATATGAGTGGGTCTATTATCAAAATCTAGATCATATTAAAATGCTAGAGGCTTTTTGTGAATCTAATGATATTAAATTAATTTGGACTACATGGTCAAATAGATTAACAGAAAAAGAAGAAAAATTTTTAAAAAATAATTTTAGACATTACGTTACAGACACAACAAAAACACAATTTCCTACAGCCTTTGAGTTTGGATGTAATCCAGAAAATATATCTGGATTGCCTCTTTATTTTGAAATGATAAATTGGCAGGGATGCCATAAAGAATATAAAGATAAATATCCAGACATATTTGAACACGCATATGACTACCATAAAATCCCCTATAACTATGGACGGCTAAAAGGTCCTGGAGCACATTGGCCACATCCTGGACTACACAGACATTTACATGTTTCTGAGTTTTGGGAAAAACAAATATCTGGTTTAGTTTAAAATATTGCCATATACTTTAGTTAAGGTTATTGTGAGGAAGTAATGAAAACAGCCCTAGTGTTTGGTGCAGGTGGTTTTATTGGTAGCCATATGGTTAATAGACTTAAGTCTGAAGGATATTGGGTTCGTGGTGTTGATTTAAAATTTCCAGATTTTTCAGAAACAAAAGCAGATGAATTTATTAAAAAAGATTTATCTGTCTATGAAAATATTGAAAGCGTTATACATCCCGTGGGCACAATAGCATTTGATGAAATATACCAATTTGCTGCAGATATGGGTGGAGCAGGATATATTTTTACTGGCATAAATGATTCTCAAATTATGGAAAATTCTGCACTTATAAATCTTAATCTTTTAAGGGCTCAATCAAGATTAAACGCAAAACACGATATTAATAAAACCAAAATATTTTATTCAAGTTCTGCTTGCATGTATCCTGACTATAAGCAGTTAGATGTAAATAATCCTGGCCTTAAAGAGTCTGATGCATACCCTGCAGATCCTGACAGCGAATATGGTTGGGAAAAACTGTTTAGCGAGAGAATGTTTTTAGCCTTTAATAGAAACAATAAAATTCCTGTAGCCATTGCCAGATATCACAATATTTATGGCCCAGAAGGAACTTGGGATGGTGGAAAAGAAAAGGCCCCTGCTGCAATATGTCGTAAAGTTATACAAGCAAAAGATTCTGTAGAAATTTGGGGTGATGGAGAACAAACCCGCTCATTCTTATACATAGATGAATGCATAGAGGCAACAAGAAGACTTATGCAATCAGATTTTATTGGACCAGTTAATATTGGTTCTGAAGAAATAGTCACTATCAATCAGTTAGTAGATATTGCCTGTAGTGTTGAAGGCAAGGTTTTAAGTAAAATGCATATCTCTGGACCATTGGGTGTTAGGGGTAGAAATTCCAACAATAATCTGATTAGAGAAAAGTTAGACTGGGACTATTCTATGTCTCTTAAGAGTGGAATTGAAAAAACTTATTTTTGGATTAAAAATCAAACAGAAAAAAACCATAATTATTATAATTTTTTAGATAAAACTAGATCAGAAACTACTATTTAAATGAATAAAAAATTATATTTTTTGCATATACCAAAAACTGGTGGAACATCAGTAAATAAACAACTTTTAGATAGTTTTGATAAAACTGAAATAAAAAAATATCCTCCATCACAACCACCACACAAAGACAATATGGATGAATACTCTTATATTACTGGTCATCTTGGAAGATACCCTATTGAAAAAATAAAAGACGTAGATGTTGCATGTTTATTTAGAGAACCTGTAAACAGATCTATTAGCACATTTCTTTATATCTATGATAGATTTTTATTTGCATCACCTGAGTATTCAAAAATTGATAATTTTATAGATAAAGCAAGATATTATTTGTTTAAAGACGAAAGGTTTGTTAATCATAGAAATCTTCAGACACTGTTTATTTCTTCTACCCCTAAAATGATTACTTCAATAGACAAAGATGGTGATAATACTTTGAGAAAAGAATTTAATACTACGTGGGGTTTTGAGGATTCCGTTTTAGATTTAGATGTAGCAAAAAAACATATAGATAGTTTTAAAATTATTGGCACTTTAGAAAAACATTCTGAATTTATGCAAGAAATAAATGCTTGGTTTTTAAAAAATTATGAAGTAGATCTAGGTGTTAACAAAAAAAATCAAGTTTTTAATAAGACGCTTGTTGAGCATAATGGAGAAAAATATACTCCAAAAATAATAATGGAAATGCTTACAAAACAAGAATTAGAAAAAATATTAGAGTTAAACAGTATTGATTTTGAAATTTACAACTATGTTCTTTCTAAAAAAAATAGCCCCACCCATAATTGAGTGAGGCATATTTTTTATTATTTAGGAAATTTATTCATCCACATTTGGGTCTTTGGAGTTATGCCTTTCCAAGAAGACCAATCATCTCCACCCTTTGTCATATAATATGCAATCTCTGCATTTTTTACGGGATTAAATAGTTCAGCATTAGAGTCAAGATCAAACTTTTCTCTACGGTCTGGACCAAGGGAATCAATCATATTAATTTGAAACATGCCATAAGATGAATCACCAGTTTCATGGTTGCCGTTAAAAGCCAATGGTCTTCCATTAGACTCTTTTTTAGCAACTGCCCAAGCAACAACAAGGTCTTTGCCCTTGAAGCCTACTAGTGAAAGCAGTTCCTTTAGTTCTAAATCAGTAAGAGAAACCTTGTTTTCAAAACTCTCTAGTTTTTTTGCCTTAGAAACCAAAAAAACCTCTTTCGAGGTAGTTTCCGATGTCTGGGCCTGTTTCAGGCTAAGGTTGTTTTTAGTATCAAAATCTGAAGAAGCATTAGCGTTAGAGGTAACCGCTAATAACAATACGATACTGAGTGTGCTAATGATCTCTTTGTTTCTTTCGATAAATTTAATCATAGTTTCCTCCTTAGAAAACAATAACACCTTGGTAGGTGTTACTACTAAGTATATCATGAGATTTTTCAAAAAGCAACTTTATGACATGGTATAATAAAATTACTATGGCATCAGGCAATACAAATGACGGTATATTTAATTTACCATTTCCAGTACTAGACGATCCAGTAAATGTTCACAAGGATATTGAGGCACTTGCTGATAGACTAAAAATTGTGCTGCCACCACTGGGAATATCAGCATTTCAGTTGGGCGTGATAAATAAAAGCGGTCAATCATTAAACGCAGGACATCCTGTATATATAACTGGATATTCAACAAAACCAGAAATATCTTATGCCACACAATCAACAGTTGGTCCAATTTTAGGTTTATTAAAACAACCACTTGCAAACAATGCTGAAGGAATAGTTGTAGTTGCTGGAGTTATGGAAAATATTAACTTAAGTTCTGGTAGTTATGTAAATGGCAATCCAGTTTATGTTGGAGTATCTGGTGGCCTTACTGGAACTAGACCTGCTACTGGAAATGCCACCGCTGTTGGAGTTGTTGCAGCAACTGGGGCTAATGGAATTTTAATTGTTCAAGCAAAAGGTAACGGAACTTGGCAAGCACTTAAAGACGGAATGTCTTAAGCGTGGTATAATTTTACAATGGCAACTCTAAGAGGATCTCAAACATCATACGACATAGGAAACAAACCTCCTACAGTTATTTGGACTGTTGTCCGTGGAGATACTTCTGGTTTTAAAGTTTATGTAACTGATGATGCTAAAGTGCCTTTGATTTTAAAGGGTCCTGGATCTGAATGGGATATTGCTATGAAGATTAAAAGACCAACCTCAACCCCTGGAGTTATTACAGATGCTGCTACAACAATTATGGCATTACAACCAAGAGCAGATGAAGATGATCTTGTAGGAGAGTTTACAGTTTGGCTTACAGCAGAAGAATCCAATGTCTTGCAGACAGGAGACATCTTTGATATTCAGGTTAGCGATCCATCAAGAGTTTGGACAGTTTGCCAGGGCAGCATGAAGATTCTTGAAGATGTAACAGACTAATGGCAACATCAGTAATACTTGATAGCCTACAAAACAAAACAGAAAAAATATTTCCAATAGACTATCCATTAGTTCAAATAGAAAATTTTACAAGAAACACTTTAGTTACAGACATACTTCCTTTTAGAGTTAAGTTTTCAGCAATTCAAATTGTGGCTATTGGTCTTGGAAATACTCCAGGAATTCCGCTACAAGTTATTGGATATAGCAACTACATTCTCTAATAAATTTATTAAAATAGGTGTTATAATTACCACATGGCTAAAATATCAATCGCAGGAGTTAAAAGTCTATTTCAAACAGGTGATAGACCAACTCAAGAAAATTACGTAGATTTAATCGATACCACATCTGCCCAATCAACAGACTTAGGTTCTGCAGGTAATAATGAAATCACAATCAACGGAATTGAGAACGTAACTGTTATTGATGACTTTGATGCAACAGCATGGCGCATGGTTAAGTATATTGTTTCAATATCAAAAACCACTGCAGGGCAAAACAAATTTTATGCAACAGAATTAACAGTTCTTGTTGACGGTACAAATCTAAATGTTACCGAATATGGAACTATCGACAATGATGGGAATATTGGCACCATTAATGTCTCCCGCACTGGAAATACCGTGGCCTTAACAGTCACTCCAGTAAGCGGTATTACACCTATAACAGTTCGTTATGCACGAATTGGATTAAAGGCTTAAGGAGATATAAAAAATGGCAACAGTAAATAAAAATTTCAAGGTAAAAAATGGCCTTGTCGTTGAAGGTTCAACAGCAACCGTCAATGGAAACAACGTACTTGTAGAAACAGCGTCAGATCAATACATTATTGATTTAATTGGTGGAGAAACACTTGTTACCTCCGTTGAATCAACACAGATGGAAGTTATTTCTGGCGAACTAAATATTAAGTCAGGCGTATTTGATGTATCAGGAGCAGCAGCAGCAGCACAGTCTGCAGCAGCATCAGACGCTACTACAAAAGCAGCAAATGCTAAGTCAGAGGCAATCTCTGCAGCAGCAGCAGATGCAACAAGCAAAGCAAACGCAGCACAAGCAGCAGCAGAAGGAACAGCAGCATCAGCACTTAGTTCTGCAATTAGCACAGAGGTTTCAAACCGTAATACAGCAATTTCAACTGCAGTAAGTACATTAGTAGACGGTGCACCAGACCTTCTTAATACATTAAATGAATTAGCAGCAGCAATTAATGACGATGCTAATTACACAACAACACTTACATCAGCATTAGCAACAAAGGCACCACTTGCTTCTCCAGAACTTACTGGAGTTCCAACAGCACCTACTGCAGCAGCAAACACTAATACAACTCAGATTGCAACTACAGCATTTGCTAAGGCAGAAGCAGATGCAGCAGAGGCTGCAGCAATTGCACACGCAGATGCTCTAACAACATCTGATGTAGCAGAAGGAACATCACAATATTTCACAGATGCTCGTGCTAAGTCTTCAGCAGCAGACCTTTTGGTTGGTGCAACAAAGACTAACATTACAATTACAGGAACAGGTTCAGGACTTACTATTACCGCAGAAAACGGTGTAGCAGATTCTACAACATCTGACTTAGCAGAAGGTTCAAATCTTTACTTTACAAATGCTCGTGCAATATCTGCAACAGCAGCATCATACGATGTATTAGGTGCAGCATCAGCAGCACAATCTGCAGCAGCAACAGACGCTACTAATAAGGTAGCAGCAGAAGCAGCACTTAGAATATCAGGAGATGCAGCATCAGTTGCAACAGCAGCAGCAGATGCAACTACTAAGGCAAACAATGCAGCATCAGCAGCAAACAGTTACACAGATGGAAAAATTGCAACAGAAGTTACAGATCGTAATAATGCTATTTCATCTGCAATCTCAACAGAAGTTTCAAATCGTAATACAGCAATTAGTACAGCAGTATCAGGTCTTGTAGATGGAGCACCAGCACTTCTAGACACTCTTAATGAGTTGGCTTTAGCACTTGGTGATTCACCAGACACAATTACAAGTCTTACAACTCTTGTTGGAACTAAGGCTCCATTAGCATCACCAGAATTGACTGGCGTACCTACAGCCCCAACAGCAGCAGCAGATACAAGTACAACCCAGATTGCTACTACAGCATTTGCTAAAGCAGAGGCTGATGCAGCCCAAGCAGCAGCAGAAGCAACTGCAGCAGCAGCCAACACAGCACAAGAAAATGGTACAACACCATTTACAGCATTAAATATTAATTCAGTTGCTAAGCAAGTTGCAGCAACACTATCAGTACCAACAGCAGGAGTTCAGACAGCCTATTCATGGGCTAAGGCTGATTTCCGTTCAGCAGAATTCCTTGTAAGAGTTGGCGCTGGAGCAAATACTGAGATGTCAAAGGTACTTTTGACACTTGACACTTCAGATAACATTGCAATCACAGAGTACGGAATTGTGTCAACAAATGTTGCACTATCAACAGTTTCTGCAGCAATATCAGGAAGTAATGTTGAATTAAAGGTAACAACTTTAAACAATACTTCAGTGATTACTGTTATGGGAACATTGATTAAGTAGTAAAAAATAAAATAGTTTGAAAAAGGAGCAGTAAATGGCAACAGATAACAAAGACTTTAAGGTCAAGAATGGACTAGCCGTAGCAAACGGCGGTATATTCGGTGGTACTGTAACAGTAGCCGCTCCTACTCAAAACACACATGCAGCAACAAAACAATATGTAGATGAAAAAGAAATATTAGTTGCTACAGAAAGTTCAGCACCTGAATCAGCAGTAAATGGTCAACTGTATATTGACACTGTCTCTCAGAGACTTGCTTTTTATATAGATGGAACATGGCATACACTGACAACATTTAATGATATACAAGATATTCCACAACACATTCACGATACAGCAATCGATGGAACTGGATTCATAGTAAGCCAATACCAAGATGCTGGTTATTATAATGATGCAAGCAGTACACCAGTTGACGCTGGAAACTACAATACCAATTCATGGACAGTAACATGGGATGGCGGATTAGCAGTAGATAACTTCAATTAAAAATGATGTTATAATAAGATAAGTAATTGGGCAGCCCCCATAAGGAGAAATAAAATATGGCAACAAGAATGCAACAGCGCAGAGGTACTGCAGCACAATGGACATCAGCAGATCCAATTTTGGCAGCAGGAGAAATTGGTTTTGAGTCCGATACTGGACAATTTAAAATTGGTGATGGAGTCAACCACTGGGAAGAACTGTCATATTTTAAAAACTTAGAAGACCTTGGCGGATCACTTGAGGACTATATTTTAGTAACTTCAAGAGCACAGGCAAATGGTGTAGCAACACTTGACGCAGCAGGAAAAATCCCTGTAGCACAACTAGGAAACCTAATTGATGGAGCACCAGATGCTCTAAACACTTTAAATGAATTAGCAGCAGCAATTTCAGATGATGCAACATTTGCATCAACCATGGTGTCTGCTTTAGCACAAAAGGCTTCATCAGCATCAGTAGATAGCCACACTAACGCAACAACAGGAATTCACGGTATTCCAGACACAGCACTATTAGCAACAAAGACTTATGCAGATACTGCAGTAAGTAACCATGAAGCAGATACAACATCAGTTCACGGAATTGCAGATACATCAGCACTAGCAACAAAAAATTATGCAGATTCAGCAGTATCAACACACAACTCAGACACAACAGATGTTCATGGAATTGCAGATACTTCACTCCTAGCACTAAAGTCAGAGGTTGCAGCAGTAACAGCAACTACACTTGGTCTTGGAAACGTAAATAATACAGCAGATGCATCAAAGCCAGTATCTACAGCACAGGCTGCAGCAATCGCAACTGCTAAGTCAGAAGCAATTGCAGATGCAACAGCACAGGTAACCGCAGTAATTGCATCAGCACCAGGAGCACTTGATACTCTTGACGAACTAGCAGCAGCCCTTGGAGATGACGCAAACTTTGCATCATCAGTAACAACTAGCCTTGGGTTAAAAGTAGATTCTTTAACACCAATTTCACAGAAGACAACATCATACACACTTTCATCACTAACCGAAAGAGACGATCTAATTGAAATGGGTTCAGCATCAGCAATGACTCTTACAATCCCAACAGATGCAACTCTAAACTTCCCAATTGGAACTTCTATTGATATTCTTCAAACTGGAGCGGGACAAGTAACAATTGCCCCAGTATCAGGAACAGTTACAGTTAATGCAACCCCTGGCTTGAAACTTCGTACACAATGGTCATCTGCAACTCTCTTAAAGAGAGCAGAAAATACATGGGTTGTGTTCGGCGACTTGACAGCGTAATACAAAATTTAACAAGAAATTAGGAGATTAAAAAATGGCAGCAGGAAAAAGAATAGGTAAGAAGTCCCAAGCGTCAAATGACCACTTGGCACCATTAGCACCAACAATTACTTCAATAACAGATGTTGGCGCAAGACCATTTGGTAGCGGTGCATTAGTAGTTAATTTTACTCCTAATCCAAACGGTAATGCTGCAACATCATATACAGCAGCAGGCTTTTGCAGTGTACACAATACTATCCACTCTGCAACTGGCTCAAGTTCTCCTTTAACAATTACTGGCTGGGGTTCAAATATTACTTCAACTATTACAGTTACTGCAACTAATAGCGCAGGAACATCACCAGCATCAGAAGGAGTACTTTCACCATTAATTACAACAAGACCAGATAAACCTGCTGCACCTACTGCAACTACTCCTTCAGCAGGAGTTGATCGGATTACATGGTCTGCTCCAGCAAATGGTGGTAAGGCAATAACTAGTTATAACTGGGCATCTTCTGACGGTAAGTCTGGATCAACAGCATCAACATCTGTTGACGTTGCACAAGAACAAGGATCTGCTCAGACATACACAGTTACAGCAACTAATGCTAATGGAACATCTCAAACATCTAATCCATCAAACAACGTAACTACAACATTCTCATTTGCTCCATTCGGTGCATTCGGTGCATTCGGTGCTTTTGGTGCATTCGGTGCATTTGGTGCATTTGGATTTAGTTTTTCATTAAACATAAATACAGAAGTTCTTATGTCAACAGTTGCAGGTGAACCACAAGCATCAAAACCTGCTGGACAACTTCAAGTTGGAGATAAATTGTTAGCCTTAGATCTTGGAGACGAGGCTGATGACAATTCTCCAGCATATTGGCAAAATTGGACATTGCCTTCAAATTTCACTCTATCAAATGAAAACGTTGTTGAAACTACAATTACATCAATTGGTATTGTCCCAGAAACAGAGTTCATTTATATTGATGGAGATATGTTTTCTCCTACACACTGGATTTTGACTAAAAAAGATGGCATTGTAAAATTTGTTCAGTCATCAGAAATAGATACAACATATCAAAGATATTCATATACAGAAAATTCATTTGTTGATATTGTTCTTGTTGAAACTCTAGAGTTAAATATGCAAAAAGTTGCTATAAACTGTGAGCCACACGATAACTTCTTTACTAAGCAAATGCTTGTAAAAGACTTTACGCCAAACAAAATACCGCCTGCTTAATATAACAGATTTATCTAATTTAATTGTTGTGATATACTGTTAATATGAAAAAAAACAAGCCTTCAACGGTTAGGTTTATTAACACTTTTCCAAAAATGAAAAATGTTTTTCCTACTCCAGAACCTGCTGCAAAAAATATACCAACTTGGTATAAAAAACTTGAAAGTTTTTATGATAATGACACAACGCCAGTAAACGGTCATCAACAAATAACTGTTAAAAGGTGTGTTGCATTTTTAGATATGCTTTCAAGTGGATATATAATAAAAACACCATTTGATATATATATAGACACAACTGGAGATACACCACAATTTGATATTCCAGAAACAATGAAAGTATTTGTTAGTCTTGGAAACAAGGCTTTAACTGGAAGTCATGATCTTAAACAAGTTGCTGGATACCCATTTGATAATGACAAATACATAGAATATCTATTTAGAGTAAATGTTGTTTGGACTGTTGAAACCGATCCTGGATATAGCACACTTTTTATACAGCCACAGCATCAAGAAGTTTCTCCACTATTTGCAATATCAGCAATAATTGATACAGACACTTATCCATCCGATGGTTTGATGTCTTTTTTAGTAAAAAAGAATTTTAAAGGTGTTCTTCCAAAAGGAACTCCTTTGTTACAAATAATTCCATTTAAAAGAGAAGAGTATAAATCAGAATAT